CAGCCGATCGACACGAGGTGCACGTGAAGCCCTGGCCCGCCACCGCGATCGTCCGCGCCACCGAGCTCGCGCAGGCGCAGTGCACCACGGCCGAGATCTCCGGCGCGCTGGCGGTCGAGCACGAGCGCACGATGGACGAGGCGGACGCGTTCATCGAGGAGCACGCCGAGCAGCTGCAGGCCTGGCGGTTGCGCGGGCGCGCCCAGCTGCGCACCAAGCTGCAGCGGATCGCCGACGGCGACCCGGAGCTCGGCAAGAAGCTCACCCGCACCAACATCGCGGCGCTCGAGCTCTTCGGTCGGCAGCACCTCGGCTACACCAGCACCGGCGTCGACGAGGACATGCGCAAGCGCATCGAGGCGATGGAGCGTCGGATCGCCAAGAACGGCGGGAAGCTGGTGGCGGTGTGATCTACTCGCCCGCCGAGCTCGCCCTCGCGGCATCGCTGACGCTGTCGCCGGCCGGCACCGAAGCGCCCGCGGAGCGCCGCGACCCGATCGCCGAGCTGCGCGCCGACCTGCACAGCAAGCAGGCCGAGGTGTGGGACGCCGTGCAGGAGGCCCGGCGGCAGCGCAGCCTCCGGCGCATTCGCATCCTGTGGGGCCGCCGCACCGGCAAGTCTTCTGTGGTGCTGCGGCTCGCGTGCGTCGCCGCGAAGGACACGCCCGACGGCGTCGTCCCCTACATCTCGATCACGCGCAAGCACGCGAAGATCAACTTCTGGAAGCTGCTCAAGCGCATCGCCAAGCGGCTCGACGCCAACGCGAAGGTCAACGAGTCCGACCTGACGATCGACTTCCCGGGCGGCGGCACGGTGTGGCTCGGCGGCGCCGACAAGATCGACGAGCTCGACAAGTACCGCGCGTCGATGTGCCCGCTCGCCGTCGTGGACGAGATGCAGCGCTTCCCGTCCGACTCGATCGTCTACCTGCTCGAGGAGGTGATCGAGCCCGCGTTGTTCGACACCGGCGGCCCGCTGCTCGAGTCCGGCACGCCGGGCAAGGTGATGTCGCCCTCGGTGTACTGGTGGAAGGTCACGGGCGACCACGCCGAGGACGTGTTCCGGGCGAACGTCTACGACAACCCGTTCATCCCCGACGTCGAAGCGCGCCTGGCCAAGCTCCGAGCCGAGCGCGGGTGGACCGACAAGACGCCCAAGTACGTCCGCGAGTACCTCGGCCGCTGGTGCGACGACCCCGAGGGCCGGGTGTTCGTCCTCACGCCGCAGAACGACGTCGACGCGCTGCCGAAGGTCAACTCGCGCGGCCTGCCGCTCGACCCCAAGGCCTGGCGCTTCGCGATCGCGACCGACGTCGGCATGGTCGACAAGACCGCGATCGCCCTGCTGGCGAAGCACGCGGACCTCGACCGCGAGTTCCTGGTCCGCACCGAGAAGCATCGCGCGATGATCCCCGCCGCGCTCGCGCAGCGGATCCGGGCGATCCGGGCGAACGCGGGCGACCTCGTGCCCAAGGAGCTGGCGCCCAACCTCGCGCGCGCGCCGATCGTCATGGACACCGGCGGCATGGGCAAGGTGCACGCCGAGGAGTTCGGCCGGATGTTCGGGCTCTACGTGATCCCGGCGGCCAAGACCGAGAAAGAGTCGCACGTCGAGCTCTTGCGCGGGCGCGTCCAGTCGGCCCACTTCGCCGTGTTGACCGGCGAGCAAAACGACTGCCTGCGTGCCGAGTGGGCCGTGCTCGAGTTCGACGAGAAGAAGCTGGCCGAGGGCCGCCGGGTGATGTCCGAGCACGCCGAGGACGACGCGACGCACGCCGTGCTGTACGGGCACCGCTACCTGCGGGCGCACGAGCAGGACGACCCCGCGCCCGACACCCGCTCGCAGGTCGAGCGCGAGCAGGACGCGATCGACGAGCTACTGATGGCCGAGCTCGTCGGCGACGGGAGGCCCGCGTGGGACAGGTGAGCGACTTCCCCATCCGTCCCGCCACTGACGCCGAGCGGGCCAAACTGCGCCGCAAGTGGGTGAAGTCGTTCGTCGGCCACGGCGCGCGCATGACCAGGCTCTCGGGCGACCGAGCGATCCACACCGCCGCGTTCGAGCGGGCGATCCGGCTGTCGGTCGACCACCTGTTGACGAGCTCGATCGTCGCGTGCGCGGTCGACCCGATGCGTCCCGCGCGAGCGATCGCCTACGTGGCCTACACGCCGCGCGAGGACGGCACGGTCGCGCTGCACTACTGCTTCTGCGAGAAGTCCGCCCGCCGCCACGGCCACGCGCTCCGCCTGCTCCGCACCGTGCTCGAAGGTCGCGAGTACGCGTGCACGTTTTCGACGCCCGACGGCTCGGCGCTGATCGGCTCCCTGGAGGTGCGCGATGCCGACGCCGCGTGAGCCCCCCTGGTACGACAAGCGCAACAAGAAGCCGCACGAGGGCGCATACTCCCGCGCCAAGCAGCTCGCGACCCGAACGTCGCGGCGCACCGAGGTCGCGGCATGGCGCGCCATGTATGCCGATCGGGCGCTCGCGGGTCACCGAGAAAAGGGCAGCCCGCGGACTCGATACAACGTCGGGCGCTCGGCCTGCGATGCGTCCCACGCTCGCCTCGTCAAGGCTCAGCCGCGCCCGTGGATCGTCACGACCGGCGGAGATTGGGATCTGCAGCGCAAGGCGAAGAAGGGCACCTCGTGGTGCGAAGGCCAGTTCGAGCGCCTCGAGGTCTACCGCCACACGTCCCGCGCGCTCCATGACGCGCTGCGGGAAGGGTCGGGCGCGATCCGAGTCTGGACCGACGACGTCACGGGCGCGCCGTGCCTCGAGCGCGTCGACACGACCGACATCCACGTCGAGCCGCGCGAGGCGGAGAAGGACGCGGTCCGCACCCTGTACCTCACGCGCGCGGTGGATCGGTACGTCCTGCTCGACATGTACGAGGACAAGGGGGAGGACGTGCAGGACGCGATCCTCTGCGCCGAGGACTATCCGGCCGAGATGCTCGAACAGTCGAACACCGACTCGCTCGACGACCACTCGGACCTGGTGCTCGTCGTGGAGGCGTGGCGGCTGCCGTGCGGGCGCTCGCCGGGCCGGCACGTGATCTGCGTCGACAACGTCACGCTGGTCGATCGCGAGTGGAAGCGGCACAGCTTCCCGTTCTCGTTCCTCCACTGGTCCGAGCTCCACGGGGAGTTCTTCGGGATGGGGATGCTCGAGCGGATGGCGGGGATCCAGGCCGAGCTCAACACGATCTGCACCAAGAACTCGGACGCGTACGCGCTCCAGGTGCCGAGTGTGTGGGTCGACTCCAACTCGAAGATCAACACGTTCAAGATGGTGAACGTCGGGATCCCGGTCTACACGTACGACGGCGCGACCGGGAAGCCTCCGATCTTCATGACGCCGCCGGCGGTCGCGGCCGACTTCACCGAACGCGAGCGCGAGCTCGCCGCCCGAGCGATGCAGCTCGAGGGCGTGTCGGAGCTGTCGGCCACGTCGCAGATCCCCCGCGGGATGCAGGACGCGAGCGGCAAGGCCCTCACGGTGTTCGAGGACATCGAGAGCGAGCGCTTCCTCCCGCAGGGCCGCGCGTTCGAGCGGATGCACGTGGAGATCGCCAAGCTCCTCCTCGCCGAGGCGCGAGAGAGCGGCAACGCCAAGGCGCTCAAGGTGTTGGGCGGCAAGCGGGTCTTGGAGGCGATCGCGTACTCCGACTTCGCCGACATCCCCGAGGACAGCTACCTCGTGCGCGTCTTCCCGGCGTCGCAGCTGTCGCGCAACCCGGCGGGCCGGCTCAAGGAGGTCGAGCAAATGGTGGCGCTCGGCATCGTGACCGACCCGTTCCAGCTTCGCCAGCTGCTCGACATGCCGGACCTCGAGCACGACAACGAGGTCGTGATGGCGCGGTGGAACAACGCGAACGAGATGATCGAGCACGCGCTCGACGGCGAAGAGGTCGCGTCCAACGTGTCGACCTACGACGACCTGCCCTACCTGGTGAAGACCGGGACCCTGATGTTGTCGCTCGCGCGGCTCCGCAAGGCGCCCGAGGCAGTGCAGGAATCGCTGCGCGACCTGATCGCCACCTCGCAGGCCTACATCGACCAGATGGCGGCCAAGACCGCGGCCGAGCAAGCCGCGGCGGCTGGCCCCGCCCCCGTCCCTCCCGGCGTCCCGCCGGCCGCACCCCCGGTGCCTCCGACCCCTGCCCCGCCCGGGGCGCCCCCGCCGGACGGCGGGATGCCGATGCTCCCGGCCGCGTAGCCGGGCGGAGGCCAGATGCAGATCGACAACCCCGGCGCGCAGGAGAGCGCGCCCGCCCAGGACGACGGAGGCGACCACCTCGCCGGAGCGGCCGACATCCTCCGGGAGCTCCGCTCCTCACCGGAGAGCGCCGACCCACCGGCCGACGACACCGCACCGCCTCAAGGCGAAGAGCAGCCCGCTGGCGACCCCCCGCCCGCTCCCGCTGCCGAGACGCCGCCGGCCAAGCAGCCGCCCCCCGCGGCCTCGTGGCTCGACACGGAGCGCGAGCTCCAAGCGAAGATCGAGGCCAAGCGGGCCGAGCAGCAGCAACAGGCCGAGGCGGCGCAGCGCAGCGAGACGGAGGCCCGCGCGGCCCAGCGCGAGCAGGAGCTCCAGACGCGGATCGCCGAGTTCGAGCGCGATCCGGTCGCCTACTTCGCCAAGTATGGCCAGGACCCGCGGCCCGCGTTCAAGCGCATGGCCGAGCTCGCGACCAAGGGGCCGGCGGCGAAGGTCGAAGACACGATCGAGTCCCTCCGGGCGGAGATCGCCGAGCTCAAGCAGCAGGTCGCCGACCCGAAGATCCCCGGGGTCGAGGAGATCCAGCAATGGCGCGCCGACCAGGAACGCCAGCGCGCCGAGGCGGCGTTCGTCGAGCACGCGAGCTCGGCGGAGTCGTACCCGCTCCTGAGTCGACTTCCCCCCGAGTCGCGCGTAGAGTTGGCTCACCAGACCGCGGCACGCTTCCGGGCTGCCGGCATGGACTTCGACCTCGCGGCGATTGCGAGGCACGCCGAGGGGCGACTCCGGCACCAGTTCGAGACTCTCGGCGGCACGCTGAGCCCCGCCCCGGCGGCACAGACCACGACGAGCAGCGACGGCGCTGCCAGGGCCCCCGCGGGTGGCCCCACTGCAATCACCAATGCGACCGCGAGCGACAGCTCGGGCGCATCGCGAGAACTGTCCGACGAGGAGCGTTGGGAGCTCGCGGCTCAAGAGCTGCGCAGAGCCAATAGCGCGGCGGCAGTGAGTGCACAGTGACCGTCAACGTTTCGGACCTCGAGCGGGTCCTCAATCGGCTTTTCGACAAGCGGTTCGAGAAGCTCTTCGCCTACAACATGCCCCACGTCGGGCTCTTTCCGAAGGGCACGAAGTTCGGAGGCAACGACCAGCGCCATTCGGCGATGGACGCATCGACCCCCGGCGGCGGTGCGGACTTCGCCACGGCGCTCGCCAACATGGGGCCGCCGCAGTACGGCGCCTTCGTGATGACGCGGAAGCGGGACTACTCCCTCTTCCAGATCATGACCGAGGCGATCCTCGCGTCGGCCGAGAGCGAGTACGGCGTCGTGCAGGCGCTCGAGAACGTAGTCATGGCCGCCATGCACACGTTCAAGGACTCGATCTCCACGGCGCTGTTCGGCAACGGCGGCGGCTCGCGAGGTCGCGTCGGCAGCACGAACGCGATGGCCCTCACGCTCGCGGACCCGCGCGATCACGTGAAGTTCTACCGCGGGATGCTGATCCGGTCGTGTTCCACCGACGGGACGAGCGCGGTCGGCGACAACGACGTCGCGACGATCACGGCGATCGACCGTCGCAACGGCATCCTCTACCGCTCCGACGCCAATTGGACGGCGGGCGGCCACTACTCCGACGGCGATCACCTCTTCCGATCGGCGGACCTGCTCACCACCGGCGGTGACGGCACCGGGTACAACCTGATGCTCGCCGGCCTGAACGGCTGGATCCCGGAGACCGCGCCCGTCGTGGGCGGCGGCGACTCCTGGTACAGCTTCGATCGCTCCGTCGACCCGGTGAAGTACGCCGGCGTGCGAGCGGAGGCGGACGCCAACCACGACGGGACCCTGGGCAACGCGATCCTGCGGCTGCTCAAGGAGGTCGGTGACGAGGGCGGCGACCCCGACACGGTGCTCTGCCACACCGACGTGAAGCTGCAGCTGATCAAGGAGGTCGGCGACCAGACGATGCACGTCAAGGCGGTCGGATCCGACGGCAAGCCGTCGACCACGATCGGCTACGACGTGCTCAAGTTCATCGGGCCCAACGGCCCGGTGAAGGTCGTGAGCACGGTCTATTGCCCGCGCTCGACCGTCTGGGGGCTCACGATGAACACGTGGAAGCTCGACACTCTCGGCGAGTGCCCGCGCTTCCTGCCCAACGTCGGCGGCGTCACGAAGTACCTCACGGCCTACAACGCGGACGCGGTGCAGGGCCGGCTCGGGTACTACGGCAACCTCAAGTGCTACGCGCCCGGCCACAACGGCCGCATGGACGTCACGGACGTCCTGCAGCCCGAGGCCGCGTAACGAGGTGAGCCGTGGCGCGTCTTCGCACTGGCCAGCAGATCCTCGACGAGGCCCGGCAGATCGCCGACGAGGCCGAGTCGCCCTTCGTGACCGACGCGGTCGGGCTCGATTGGGTCAATCAGGGGATCGCCCTCCTGTGGGGCGTGCTGGCCAAGCAAGACGCGCTGCGGCACTACGCGTCCTACTCGCTGTCCACGACGGCGGGCACGCGCACCTATCCCCTGCCCGACGACTTCCAGTCGCTGCTCGCCGTCGACTGGATCCGCGGGCAGGAGCGGCAACCGATCCGGCGCTTCCAGTTTCACGAGCGATCGTTCGGCCTCGTGCCGGCGACGTTTGAGGGCG